TAAAGTTTTTACCGGCGTTGGAATTCCTACACAAGATTTAGGTAAAATTGGAGATTATTATATCGATACTGATACGCAAACTGTATATGGTCCTAAACCAACTATAAATTCTTGGCGTTAATATTTATATAAAAGATACATATGGATACAAAAACATTAGTAAAAGCACTTAAAATGGCTGTACGAGAAGTTATTAAAGAAGAATTAACAGAAATTCTTTGCGAAGGATTACAATCTACTATTAATGAAATGGCACATGCAAAAAAATCAGTAAAAACTGAAACAGTACGAGTTGCTCCTAGAATGGTATCTGAATCTGGAAGAAAGCCTAAAGTTCAATTTGCTGAAAATAAATGGGCTTCGGTACTTAATGATACCGATCCTATATATGAACATGGAGTTAATTCAAATGGTTTTGCAGATTTGATGAATGAAGGTATGGAAGAAATGTCATTTACTTCACGTGATGCACAAGGATTTGGTGCAATGCGCCAAAATATAAAACAAGCAATGGGATTAGAACCTCAAGCTCCAACAGTAATGGAGGATCCCGAAACTGGAAAAGTATATGATGTAGCTCCGGAAGTACAACAAGCATTAACTAGGGATTATTCTGCTTTAATGAAAGCGATAAATAACAAGAAAGGGTTATAATGTCATATGAAGTAGTTGATCCAACTTTAGTAATATCTGGTTCTATCCAAGGAGTTTCTGTATCAACTCCTTTAGGAATTGTTTTGGGTCAGCCAACTACTACATTTCCATTTGCGACGGTTTATTCTGCTATTAAACAAGCACAAGAAAATTTAAAAACATTGTTGTTAACCAGAAAAGGTGAGCGTTATATGCAGCCCAATTATGGTACTGATTTGTTAGAAATAATTTTTGAACCGAATACTAATGAATTAAAACCGATAATACAAGATATAATTACCGATCCAATTTCATATTGGTTACCATATATTAATATCGAAACAGTTGATATAGTTACAGCAGAAGATGATCCTACTTTGAATTATAATTTAAAAATTACTATAAATTATACATTTCAAAATTTTAGTACACAATCGATAGTAATTTTTGCATCGGAAAACTCAATACAGGTACAATAAATGGAAACAAAAAAAGACATATCATATTTAGGCAAAGATTTTGGTCAATTTCGAAAAAATTTAATTGATTTTACTAAACAATACTTTCCAAATACATATTCAGATTTTAATGAATCGTCACCTGGTATGTTATTTTTAGAACTATCGGCATATGTTGGAGATGTTTTATCATATTATACTGATGTAAATCTTAAAGAATCATTATTAGATCAAGCTCAAGAACGTGGTAATATTTTTGATTTAGCAAATGCATTAGGATATATGCCAGTAAATATCACTCCTGCGTATGCAACATTAAATGTATATCAGTTAGTACCAGCAATAGGCACTGGATCTGCGGTACGACCGGATTTTAATTACGCACTTTCGATTAAACCAGGAATGCAAGTTAAACAAAGTGATGGTCCGGCAGTTTTCAGAACATTGGATTCGGTAGATTTTACATTTTCATCTTCGTTTAATCCAACCGAAGTTACGGTTTACGAAACAGATGATACAACAAAACTTCCTACATATTATTTGTTAAAAAAGAAAATAAAAGCAGTTTCTGGACAAATAAAAACAAGTAGATTTACATTTGGTTCCCCGGTACCATATGACAAAGTAGTATTACCAGATACTAACATAATAGAAATTATATCGGTAGAAGAATCTGATGGTGATAATTGGTACCAAGTTCCATATTTAGCACAAGATACTATCTTCGAAGATGTTCCAAACTTACTAGAAAATGATCCAGATTTTTATCAATATCGTGATACATCCCCATCGCTTTTAAAAATGCGTAAGACATCTAAAAGATTCGTAACTAAATTACGAAGTGATGGTAAAATGGAAATACAATTTGGCGCTGGTGTTTCTGATAATAATGATGAAGAAATTATTCCAAATCCAGATAACGTAGGAAACGGGTTAGCCGGCTTTAGAAGAAGTGTTGATGTCGACATAGATCCGTCAAATTTTTTATATACACGAGCATACGGACAAGCTCCATCAAATACAACATTGACATTTACATATGCAGTAGGGAATGGTATTGTAGATAATGTACCTGCAAATACTTTAAAAAATATCAATTTTATTGAATACAATGAAAATGTTAATTCAACAAATAATGCATCATTAGTTAACTTTATAAAAACTACGGTTGCAGTAATTAATGATGATCCTGGTGCTGGGGCTACAAATATAAACAGTGTTGTTGAGATTAAAAACAATGCAATGGCAAATTTTGCTACACAAAATCGTTTAGTAACAAGAGAAGATTATATAGTTCGTGCATATTCAATGCCATCTAAATATGGAAGTATAGCTAAAGCATATATTGTACCAGATGATCAATTATCACAACAAGATTATATAGAACAGCGTGTTGCAAATCCATTAGCATTGAATATGTATGTTTTAGGATATAATCAAAACAAACAACTAGTAGAATTAAATCAGGCAATTAAAGAAAATTTAAAAACCTACTTAGGATATTATAGAATTTTAACGGATGCTGTTAATATTAAAGATGCATTTATAATTAATATTGGTATTGATTTTGAAATATCCGTACTTCCGAATTATAATAGTAATGAAGTTTTATTACGATGTATCGATGTAGTAAAACAATTGTTTGATATCGATAAATGGCAAATTAATCAACCAATTATAAAATCTGATGTAATGAATTCCTTAGGAAATGTAAAAGGAGTGCAATCAGTTATAGGAGTATCATTTAAAAATTTATATGATTCTACCCTAGGATATTCGGGTAATATTTATGATTTAAAAACTGCTACTAAAAATGGAGTTTTATATCCATCTCTAGATCCTAGTATATTTGAAGTTAAATTTCCAAATTCAGACATTAGAGGTCGAGTGGTTAACTATTAAAGGCTAATACATGTTTAAAATATTTTATGCAGAAAAAGATGCTACTTTATATGAATCAGTACCTGATGGTAATACTGGTATAGATGAATTATTGGAAATTGGTAAACGTTTGGATGTAGAAGGAGAATCACTTCTTAAATCTAGGGCTGTTGTAAAATTTGATATGGATGAAATTTCGTCGACGTTATCTAAGTATAGTAAAAACGTTGATCAATGTAAATTTGTTTTACAATTATATACGTCCCATGCAAAAAATTTACCAGCAGAATACACAATTTATTCTAAATTAGTAGGAGAAAATTGGATTAATGGTACTGGATTTGAAAGTAATCCTACAACTAATGGGGTGTCATGGTATTATCCTATGTCTGCTAGTGCCTTTTGGATTTCGGGCAGTCAAAATGTACAGGTTGGTTCAAGTAATTTATATATTACCGGCTCCGGAGGGGGCGGTAATTATTTGTATAGATCTGGGAGTGGTGATACTTCTGGCTTAATAACATCTGAATCATTTTCTTATCGTACAACTGATTTAAATATAGATGTTACAGATTCTATACGTATTTGGTTAAGTGGTAGTGATGGCTATCAAATTCCAAACAACGGATTCTTATTGCAATATTCCGATACTGATGAATCGGATAACTCTGTTAGTGGGTATATTAGTTTCTTTAGTCGAGAAACTCATACTATATATGTACCTAGATTAACTATGTATTGGGATAATAGCACTTTTACAACAGGATCGTTAACGCAAGTAAATACAGATTCATATGTAACGTATACGCAGGTTAAACCGTCGTATAAAGATACGGAGATTGCTAAAATTAGAATTTATGGACGCGATAAATATCCACAAAAATCTCCAACTAATTTATTTCCGATACAAACGGTTAAATATTTACCGCAAACTACTTATTACACGGTATTAGATGCTGCTACAGATGAGACTATAATTCCGTATGATGATATTTATACTAAAATAAGTTGTGATTCTACAAGCAATTTTATTTATTTAGATTTAAATGGTTTTATGCCAGAACGCTATTATCGTTTAGAATTAAAAGTAGTAAATGGAATTGA